GTACTGGAAATACCAGCCTCAGCACCAGCACGACCCAAAGCCAACTGACGCAAAGCCTCAGCCTGCCTAGTATTAACGTCAGCCAATGCAGCATTACGCACATTCTGTTGAGCCGTATTCAACTGACCAACAGCACCACGCTGAAAAGCAGCCAACTGTGCAGCCAGCGCAGCATCCTGCGCAGACTGCGCCTGAACACCCTCAGCCCCCGTACCATACGCAGCCAAACCAGACAACAAAGGATTCTGTTGCTGGGACAACTCAACTAGCGGAACATTCGAATATGCCTGCGTCTGCGGAATAGCAGCAAGAGCCGCCGCCGTCGCATCATTAATCGCCTGTTGATTACCACCATATTGAGCAGCCAAGAAATCCATAGCCGCCTTGCGTTGAGCCTCGATGTCAGTCTGCTGCTGAGTAAAGTATGGATTATACGCTGCCTCACTCTGTCCCCGCAAACCACGAACCGCTGCCTCCTGCTGTGCATACATCGGGTCATATTGACCTCGCATTGCGGCAGCCTGCTGGGCTGCCCGCTGCTGTGCCGCAACCTGAGCCTGTTGCCCAGCCTGAGCCAAACCCCTAGCAGCAGCATAACCCCAATTACGAGACTGCTGTCTTGTTGGACCAGTGCTACCTCCAAGACCAAGCAGTTCCCTAAACTGTTTATCAGTCAAACTAGGACCAGCCTCACCCATGTTGGCGACATCTGTTTCCCCAGCAACCTCAGCACTCCACTTAGGAATGGTTACATTACCAGCGACCTTGGCGGTACGATACTGGGGATTCACCAAACCAGTAGTCCCCTCTGGTTTGTCCACCCATTTCTTGGTTTTAGGGTCCCACATCTTCGCCATACTAATACGCCTTTCGTTCCATCAGTATGCGCCCAAACTCTTAATGGTTTGGGCACTAGACAATATGTCAGCCTGCTGCTGAAGCCGCAGTTGAGCCAAATAATCCTCAAGGTCAGCCTGCTGACCAGCCTCCAACATGGCAATCTGATTCAGTTCATCCTGCATATTCTGAGTTTCAGTACCCAAATCACGCTGCATATTCTGAGCATACTTTTCCAACCCAGACCTAGCGATACCAGACTCAACACTAGGACCAATCAATCCACGCTGAGCAAACCCAGAAACATACGGGTCAAAACCTTCGGTGTATTGGCGTTCAATATCAGAAATCTTGCGCTTGCCACGCTGCTGCCCAAGAAAGGCAGCCTGCTGATTAGCCAACGACTGGTTCAGTCGGGCACGAATTCTGGACTGTTCATCATACATAGCCATAGTTACCTCGACTTCAACATGCCGCTATAAGAGTTAACTGCTGTTGAACCTTTGATTGTTTCAATCTCGGTGTTCAAACGTTGAACCTCAATAATTAAATTGCGGATAATCTGTTGCAGCACAACAGCATCCGTCCCTTTCAAGGAGTTCAACAGGGGTGTGTTCCAATCAGCCATTATGCTTTGATAATGTAGTTAAGAACAATGTAGGGTTGCAGGTTGTTGTGCGCTCCAGCACCACCAGTTGCTCCCGTGCTGCCAGCATATGCAGCAACGTCAAACGTGTGTGTGTGCGTATTGTTTGCAGACATATAACCAGTATTTCCGCTGTATGTGTGCGAGTGACCAGTAGAACTTGCCGATGCTGTAATGCCAGTAGTGTTACTATTGACAGGAAACTTCGCTGCTGAACCAAGTGGACCAACAACGCTAGTGGTAGCACCACCAGATGTACGGTTGACTCCTTGATAATCAAAATCGTGACCGTGACCTGGGTCACTGATAGTAATTGTGTGGCTGTGCGCACCATCGCCAACAACAGTTCCACTGTAAGCATGAGTATGGTTCAAGTCTACGGAACTAGTAGTACCAGCAGGATGGTCATGGTCCATAGTGTGTTGATGACTTGGAATTTCACCAGTTGCCAACGTATGTGTCTTTGCGCCACCAGTTTCACCAAGGACATCGAACTCTGTTTGACTAGCGTCACGTCCGACAACAACACGCCCGACCAAGTTAGGCAAGTTAAACGTACTACTACCATTACCGACACCATACGTAGTGCCAACAATCGCAAACAAGTCAGCATATGTTGAACGACTAACAGCAGAACCGTCACACAACAACCAGCCAGTAGGTGCAGTAGAACCAGCATACTGGTTGATGACACCAGTCGGTGTCAACAACTGCACAGTGGCAGTAGCCAACTTTGCCGTGGTCACAGCACCAGCATCAATGTTTGTCCCTGCCGCCAATGCCTCAACAAAAGTTTTAACAGCACCAAAGTTGCTGTTCATTTCCGATGGCACAATCGTTGTGCCAGCGACAAATGAATAAGGAATAGTCAAAGTAGCCATCAGCCACCAACCCTTCGTGAATTAAATTTATATCCGATACTATTGATTCCCCAAGCCTGACCACTAGGACCAGTAAACTGCAACTGCACAGTCTTAGCCAAGCCAAGATTCTTACCTGTTCTGATAACACTAGAAGCAGCACCAACACCCCAAATACCAGAACCCCACAATGCAAGGTTCCAAGTACCAGACGTAGGAATTGTTTGGTCCAAAGTAAACTCACGGACCCAGTTAGTGTCAGCCTCGTCAAAGTTATGCCAAACTTTCACATTGACAGATTGATTAGTATCAGATTCTTTCAACACAACATCTGGACGGCGAAACATTTTCTTCTGCATATACGAACCACCATCAAACCACTTGGTCCGATAGTAACTAGTAAAGCCCTGACCAGTCGTAGTAATAGTGTCGGTTTCCTCAGAGTACCTGTCCACATTAAGAACATACGGTTCAGTTGGATGAATCATCAGACGATATTCTGTGTTCGTTGAGTTTCTAAAGTCACAGCCAGCGACAACCCCACGGTTGTCTGCTGTCTGAAACATTGTGAATGCTGCAAGAGTTGGGTCAAATACAAAGTTGACTGTTGGATAAACAGGAATAGCACCAGATTCCGCATATGGCAGGGACAACCAAACACGTCCACCAACCCACGACACGCTTACACCTTCAGTTGAAGATGATGATACATAACCCAAATCTATAATTGACTTAATGTTCTTAGAGATTTCTATAATGCTGTTACCATCACAGAAAAACAATCCTCGACCCAAAGAGTAGAAGTAAACACCGTTATCAGCAATAGCCATTGCGTGATGTGACTGGCATCCAAGTTTGTCACTCAGTTGCAACACACCAAAGTTTGTTGGGTCATTACCATAAACAATATAAACAGCATGCGGTTTGAAAACAACCAAAGAACCATTAGCAATAGCCATACCCGTAATACCGTCGCCACCGCCAAGGAAATCAAAGTATGCGTCAGCATTCCAGTTCGTTGCTGTCCCCGTAATAGAGTAACGCAACCTATTTGGATATGTTGTAGCAGGACTGGTAGGAGAACCTTTAGGCGGCTCAGTAGTCTGAGCAGCCCACATACGGCTAGCGTGAACAATAATATGCTCACACTGCGGCATCTTTACATATGTTGGGTCAGCAGTTGTTTGCCACGGGTCTGGGTTATAGCCAGAACGTTGAATATTAGTGGCATAGGTGTCGCTAGTTTTCCACGAGTATCCGCCACCAGTACTGGCAGTACCAGTAGCAATATAAAGAGTGTTACCCCATGAAGCCAAACAAACACCATGAGGACTATTGCCAGTAACATTGTTACCAGCAGAATATTGAAGAGTGGTAAAGTTTCCACCAGTAGACTTGAGAACGTTGTTGCCATTTGTCAACATGACATAGGGCGTAGTCCCGTCACCACTAAATGAATACAGTTTCTGTGGGTCCCACGTACCAGTAACAGCAGTAGAGTTAATACGCTGCATGCCTCCCCTAGAGAACACACCACCTCTAGGGTCAATCTCAACATTCAACATTTTAGGTGACTCATTGTCAGCCAACTGAAACTGGTCAGACCTAAGATTCAACCCACCAGTAAAATCTTTCTGCTCAAAAATATTAATGCCAGACATTACTGCCCCAGCGTTCTACCAAGATTCTGCAACCATCCCTTATAGGTGGGACGACCCTTGGTCGGACCACTAGACATCTTGAGATGACCATGACTAGTAGGTTTAGTTATATTACTAGCAGCCATAGCAACACCCTCATCAAATGACTGCTTATAGATTGCTGCCATCTGCGCATCTTCCAACTGCTGATAAACACGACTGACAGCGTAATACACTAGCGGGAAATGCAAACTAGGATGTGCATCAACAGTATCGTTTGCGCCAACCCAATCTCTAGGCTCACGATATCCACGAGCCTGAAGTGTTCTAGCCGTACTGGGCTTAGGATACAAGTGAATGCGGTCATTCCAAACTGCATAGAACAATGGGTCACCCGCAACGTCATAAGAACCAATATAGGTTCCTTCACCCTCATCGTAGCCAATCATCTCAAGGCGGGCACCAACACCAATATTGTCCACAATAGAAACAACTTGAGAAATAGGGTCGGCGGTAAAACCAGAAATCAAATACGAACGCACATTAGGAGTAGTGGTGAAGTTGAAACTAGTTTCCAACCATGCCCACCGCTTCTCGGTATCCAGAATGCGGTAGTACCCATCACGAATATAAAGATTCAGTAGACTGTCAGGCAAGTCATCAGTATCCAAGTCGACAATCTGTCGAACAGCATCACGCAACTGTGTCGCTGTCATTGTTGAGTACGCCATCGGTCACCTCCTTGTCCTTGCCCTTAGTTGCTTGACGCAAATGACCCATACACAAATCAGTACCTTTAGCACGAATACCCTCACAGGTATCTTGATTAGCGGAACACTTATTGCCTCGCCCAATATACGGTGCAGATGGTGCCGCAAGGCGGGCACCATCAACCTGAGACAATCTCATACCAGAAACAGGTCGACCATGATACGCATGGGCGGGGACAGAACCTTGGATAGCCATTGACTATTACCTACTATACTTGTTTTGAGATTTAACAGCCTGCTTTTGCAAAACAACATCTTTTTCAAGAAGTTTTTTACGGACCATACGAACTTTAAGTGCTTGTTCTTTTGTAAGATTTTGAGAACTGAGTAAATCTTCCAACATTTTAATTGGCTCATTAATTTTACTCATACGTCCCTCATTTGTGGCAATGCGCTTCTTCAATCCACCAAGGGTTGTAAGATACTGATTAGCACCTTTTTGCAAAATTTCTGTATCACCAGCAATAGCAGCCAACAATGCATCAAGTTCGTTAGTGTCTATATTGGGTACACCAACTGGCATTTCAAAAGGTTGTCCTGTTTTCAAACTGTCCATAGTTTGACCAAGATTTCTTTTTGCTGCTGCTTCACCACGAACACCACTATAAAGTGCGCTATAAGGATTCTTCCCACGAGCAGCAAAAACTTCCTCAGCGGCTTTCATTACATCATCAGCATTTGAAGCAAAAGCAGCCTTGGTCATATCATCCACAAGACCGCCACCCTTAATAGGCATTACAGCCATAGCGGCAACAATCGGGTCCATCCAGTTGCCATTGCCTTGCACCATACGGTCAAGGCTTTCGCCAGCAAGAAGGTTGTCATAAACCCATTCATTAATTCTTTTTGGACTAGTAAAAGTTTTAGCAACCTCACTAGGATTATCAATAGCCCACTTCACAGGGTCGTAAACTGCACCCTTGACTAGGTCACCACCGAACTGTGATACCTTACCTAGGTCTGTTACGCCAGCCTTAACTGTCCCCGCAGCAACATCAACAAGTTTGTCCAGCCACGATTTTGACTTATTCTTTTTTGTGCCTTTTTCGTTGGCGATAGACCTAGCCATACTACCTCATATAATAGAAATGGTGGGGGGCTTTCTCCCCCCACCATTATCCATGTTGTTCTGTAGGAACTAGTTACGCCGTCTTGGCGGTCAACTTACCCTGACGGGCACGGTTGCGAACCGTGAGGTTGCCGTAGCACATGATGAGTGCGTAACGAGCATCCATGTTCTCGGGGCGGATAAACTCCGTCTGCGAGAACCACTTGCCAGAGTGACCCACCAGCGTGAGGTACTTGCTGTTCAGGAAGTACACAACACCAGCGGTGCAGTGGACATCGTAGGTTACAGGAGCAGCCTTGAACAGCAGGTTCTGGAAACCAGCATCTGCGGTCTTGGTGTCGGTGTAACGGAGTTGCGGCTGCAACAGAGCCTCGTACTTCTCAAACAGGGTCTGAGTCGTGAGGATAAGGTCGGGGTGGTCGTTGCCGAGCGACACCGAGTTGTATGCCGTAGCCATCTGGGCGAGGGTCAAAGCACCAGCGGTGTTTTCCTCGTATGAACGCCACCAGTCATTGCCTTGACCCGACGAAGAGTCAATGCCACCAACAGTGTTGCCCGATTCAATGAGGTTGCCCAGACCGTTCCAGTTCTTGCCCGAGTTGCCCGTGCCATCAGCAAAGAACATCTGGTTGAAACCTTCACGCATCGACTCTTCAGCCTGCATAATCTTGGCTTCGAGAAGGTTGATGATTTCTGCTTCACCATTGTTCTTGGCTTCTTCAATACCGCTGATTGCGATAGATGCAGCGTACTGCTTCCAATCGTATTCAGCAGCCGAAATGCCAGACTGCGGCGTGAGCGAAACGGTGTCGTAACCCGAGTACGAAGCAACCGTCGAGTTCTGCCCATAGATGAGCGGCTCAACAATCTTCGTGCCACCGTCAAGCATGCGGATACGACCCTTGTCCATGAGCCAATAGGTCAATGGACGAGCCGAAAACACGTTGTCAGTCAACTGGCTGCGGTAATTCGCAAGCGTTGTTGAGAGAAGTGCATCAAAGTTAGCATTACCTGCCATAATAAATTCTCCTTATTCTAGAAGTTTGCGTTTAACTGTTCTTTAGCAGCAGCCCACGCATCTCGGATTGACCTGACTGGTTCAGCCTGTTGAACAATCCCAGCACCAGTAGCACTGGAACCACCAGCAATAACTGCCGCTTCCCGCTTGGCATCAACAACCTGCTGCTCTTTAGCAGCCTGTTGCATTTCAGCCTGTTGGCGAATCTCAACTTGCTTCATAATCTTGTCAAACGCAATCTGCTTATAGACTGCTTCAAGGTCAGTAGTGTCCAAACGGAGTGCAGTTGTCACTACCTCAGACGGGTCAAAATCTGCATACTTATCCTGAAGCCTAGAGATTTCACGCTCTATCTGCTGTTGAGCCTGATACTCTTCAAACTGCGCAATACGGGTATCCAGTTGGCGATAACGTGCTTCCACTGGGTCCATCTCTTCTGGCATCATGTCCATGCTGTCAACCATATTGGTAGCAGCCTGACGGCTGATACCATAATGTTTGCTCAACAAATCAATAGTCGCAGCAGGGTCCCGTTCCAACGCAGTCTGCAATGCGCTAGCGAATTGCATCTGCTCTCGCTGTTGCGCAAGTTCTTGCGTCTTGCGGGTATAATCTGCCTGACGTTGATAGCCAGAGATTGCTTCAGTCAAAGGAATATACTGCTCCTCGCCATCAACCTTAACAGGCACCTTATAGGTGCTATAGTCATCGATTGACAGGATTGGCTCAGATACTTGACCTGTGCTTTCGCCTTGAATTTCAGTTGACCCAACGGGTTCAGTTCCAACGGCGTTTGCGATTTCCTCGCTCATTATGTTTAACTCCTAGAGTCCTAGACTGGTTGCTCTATATATAATAAACGCCGTTCCCTATTGCATCGGCATAGGTGGCATCTGAGGCATAGGTCCAGCCGCCCCAGGCGGTGGACCCATAGGCATCTCAGGTGGCATAGGTGGTGCGCCAGCAGGACCAGTTAGTCCAGCGGGCGGGGCAGGAGGTTCTGGCGTAGACAAGAACTTCTCAGGGTTCTTAACACCAAAGCCATATTGCAAAACGTATGCAGCCATTTCTTTCATATTAACAATGCCAGCCCCAGCAAAAGGTGCCATAGCGTCAACCATCTGTAGTGCCATCTGACGACGGAACGATTCGTTTACTGGCTGAGTTGAACCAGCAGCAACCTCGTAATCAAAGTCACCTTCAAGATAGTCACGAGTATACGTAACCCACAGCGGCTCGCCATCCTTGCCCATGACACGGGCGACCTGTTCACCAGTCATAAACTGTTGAGCAAGAGCAACCATGCGTTTACCAATTTCAGCAATAGCATTCTCAACAGTAGCCAACTTGTCAGAAGTTCTAGCATTCTGCGCATCCTGAATAAGACTGGCTTCAGTAGCAGTACGACGAATTTCAGGTGAGCCACCACGCATGAACTCTGCCACACCACTGATGCGGTCGATGTCATTGCTGATTAGGTCAGACTGATTATAGAACTCTGGTGGATTGATAACCGCAGGCATTGGCTGAATAACATTCGACAATGGTTCATCAGAAACAACAGGGACAATAACGTTATCTTCTGTTGATTGCAAAGCCGAACGACCAAGAGAGTCAAATGCAGATTCC